GTCGGCCGGGCCTGCTGGTTCGAGCAGGAGCAGCCGTCGCCCTCGGGTGTGGTTCGAGATCGTCGGCCGGGCCTGCTGGTTCGAGCAGGAGCAGCCGTCGCCCTCGGGTGTGGTTCGAGATCGTCGGCCGGGCCTGCCCGTGTGCAGGCAGGCCCGGCCGCGGCCGGCTGCGAACTAGCAGACGATGGTTACGACACCGTCAAAAATGGTACGCGCGCGGAGTGTAGCTCCCTCGGCATGATGAATCATGAAACCGGAATCAACGGCCGACTCAACTCGGCTATTCCCCGATTTCCCGTGCAATCCGCCAACCATTCCGACACCGTCCAATTCGGCAATGCGGATATCTTGCCGGTCGGCATTAAATACCTTTACCGTGATTTCCCGGCCGGTTTCCCGGCAACGGAAAATCACTTTTTCGGGAAGCGCGCCGTACTTGTGGTTCTGTGGATTGTATGCGCTGTCGAAAGCTACGATGATATTCCGACCGGCCGCGAAAATTGATTCAACGTCCGCGAATGTAGTCTTCTCAGAGTAGCTGTGCACGATGGAATAGTTTGCCGGCAGACTCCTGCGGTGCTTGGGCAGCCCCTTGGAATAATCGTAGAATCGAACTTGCGGGAATTCCGCGAAAAGTTCGGGGTATATGCGCTCCCACACGATATCGGAAGACACGTTCAGCCGTATCGCGGGAATGCGGCCGGTTCGCTTGCAAAGCTTTGAAAAGTTCGACACCTCCGCGCGGAGTTTTGCCTTGAACATTTCGCGGAATTCAAGGTACAGCCGGGCCCGGCCGATTAGGGCAAACCGGGTGCTCGGAGTCACATTCATCCCGGCAAACAATCCGTTGCACGCTTCAATGCAGCCGTCAGTAGCCCATGTGCAAAGGTTATGCGCTGCGCTCGCGAATTTCCAAGGTGCCATCGCGCAGCCGATCGCGCGATAGGCTCTCGCGCGGCCGGGAAGTTTTTTTAGCTTGGAATTCGCAGACAGTAACGGCCGGCGTGAATCCCACACACCATCGAATTTCACGCCGTTTGAATTCGTGAAAGTGATGCGGAATTGTGGGAAACCGTCGATCGTGTGTGATACTTCACACGTCGCAGAATCAACGGTTATAGGCTTCCGGCGGGCCTTGCGGGCAGTCTTGCGGGCAGTCTTGCGGGCGGGGAAGGTAGTGGCATTCATCGTTTGATATCCTTTTTTCTAGGGGGAATCCGCGGCCGACAATCGGCCGCGGTGCTTGGATGTTAGCCTACCGGCTGTTGGCATTCAATAGGGTATACGTTCAGTGTCGGAATTTCTTGCGCGCAGACTAAAAAGATTCCGGCCGGACACTTAGCATCCTGAGAACGGCGCGCGCCAACGGCCGCGGCCACGGGGGGCCAACGATTGCAGACACCCCGGAGGGGGATACTCCGTCCGGGGGGTTTGTAGGGCAGACCGCATGTCCTAAGGGGAAGACGCAAGGACAAAACTGGCCCTTTCGCTGGACGGCTGTTCGCCGTCCAGCTTCGCCCTTGTTTTTCCGACTCCTTTGCACGCCCTGGACGCTGTTCTGTAGGCTTGTAGGCATGAAGGGTCGTCCACCAACGCCGAAACACATCCTCGCCATGCGTGGTTCCAAGCACGCCAAGAACCGCGAGGAGCTTGGTGCCTCACCGCCGGAACCGATTCAGCCTGCCGAGTGGCTGAAACCTCGGGCGAAGGAGATTTTCTCCCGTGTAGTGGCGTGGCTCGACGGCATGGGAACCCTGGCCGAATCCGACGAACACGTCATCACGAGGTACGCGACGACCTATGTCATGTGGGAGTACGCGACCCAGCAGCTCCAGGCGGTCGACTCGGCCTACGTCGAGGTTCTGGCCCCCGACGGCTCGATCCGATTCTCTCGTCCAGTGGCAATGGCAATGCAGGCAAAAGAGTGCGGCGAGGCGCTTCGGCACCTCGAGACCGTGCTCGGCCTGACCCCCGGTGATCGAACCCGCCTCGGCTACGGAGCCGTGAAGGTGGTCGTCGATCCGATGGATGCTCTGCTAGCCAAGCGTGGTTGATGCACGCACATATCCCCGACTCGCAGTTTTGGCATGGAGCCATAACTCCGAGGGGAATATGCCAGCAAGGCGACAGGTGAAGGCCGGCGAACGATTCGGCAAGTGGACGGCACTCGGTGATGGCGACTACTCGTCAGGACGGCAGACTGTCTTGTGCAGATGCGACTGCGGAACAGAGAGAACGCTGACTTCGGCGAATTTGCGAGGCCGCGAAATGCTGGCGTGCGGCTGCACACGGCGAGAGTCGATTGCCGCTCGATGCAGAAAGCCTGTCCTGAAGGGGGAGCAGTTCGGCAGGCTAACGGCAGCGCAAGACGCACAATACGCAAAAGGCAACCGCGCGACCGTTGCGTGCATCTGCGATTGCGGCGAAGCGTGCGTCATCCAGCAGCAGTGCCTCCGACGTGGAACCACACAGTCCTGCGGCTGCTTGCACCGCGAGCGGTCGTCACAAGCTGCTGCCCGAGACATTGGCAGCCGCGCGAACCTCAATCGGCTGTATGAAGGTGTTCAGGGAACGATTTGGATGCGGTCTTCGTGGGAGGTGGCCGTGGCCGATAGGCTTGATCGCGACGGCCTGTTTTGGCAATACGAGCCCGAGTCGTTTAGGCTGGACGAGCACACGCGATATACGCCTGACTTCAAGGTCGACCTCGGCCCGCTTGGCGACCTGTGGATCGAGGTGAAGGGCGAGTTCTTCGGCAGGTCAAAGGACAAGGTGGCCGCATTTCGGGCAACAGGCAGGCCGCTCTATCTGGTCGGTAAGGACAACTTCAGGCAGTACGCAGGCATCAGCCCGTACATAGCGAATCGGCGGTATCCGCCGAAGACGAGAGTCGCATGACACGAGAGCCGAGCCTGTTCACCCAGTTCTGCGGCATGTTGCGCCACTCCAAGGGCGACTTTGCCAACAAACCATTCGAGTTAATGCCGTGGCAGCAAGACTTCTTCGACAAGCTGTTGTTTACATTCACTCCAGATGGTCTCAGGCAGTATCGCCGCGCTTTTCTCGCGCTGCCGAGAAAATCAGGAAAAAGCCAAATGTGTGCGGCGTTAGGGCTTTATTGCCTTTTCATGGACAACGAGCCGGGGTCTGAGATCGTCGTCGCAGCCGGCGACAGGTCGCAGGCTGGGATATTACATACCGCGGCCAAGCACCTACTAGAGTCGTGCCCGAGCCTACTTCGTCGAGCCAAGGTGTACCGAAACTCCATCGTCGTCGAGTCAACGAAGTCGACGATGATAACTGTCAGTTCAGAAAGCAGCACCAAGCACGGCCTGAACCCCTCGGTGGTCCTCATAGACGAGTTTCATGTATTCCGAGATCGCGAGCTGGTAGACGTGCTCGAGACGGGCATGGGTGCCCGCCGGCAGCCTCTGACGATCTATATCACAACGGCCGGCACAGACATGGACGGCCCCTGCTACAAGGACTGGCAGCGAGCCATCAAGGTGCGAGACGGCGTCCTCAAGGACGAGTCCTTCCTCCCCTGCATCTACGCCGCCGACCCCGAAGATGACCCATTCGCCGAGGAGACGTGGAAGAAGGCGAACCCAAACTACGGGATCACCTCCAAGCCAGAATACTTCCGCCAATTCGCCGAAAAAGCCAAGTCCTCACCGACCGACGAAGTCGTCTTCCGAACGCTCCACTTGAACCAGTGGCAGAAGTCGGAAACCAAGTGGATCAGGCACGGTGCCTGGGACGCCAACAACGAGCCTCTCAGGCCGACGGCGGGGCGGCCATGCTGGTGTGGCGTCGACCTCGCCAGCACATTCGACACGACGGCGTTCGTGGCGGTCTGGCCGGACGCCGACGGGACGTATGACATCCACGCGATGTTCTTCATCCCAGAAGAGAACGCTCACAAGCGTGCCAAGGAGGACAGGGTTCCATATCACGCTTGGGCTGACGCAGGTTTGATACAATTAACGGATGGTGACATAACGGACTACGACGTAGTCCGCGACTACATTCTCTCGTTTTGCGAGAAGAATGCGGTTCGGGCTATTGCGATTGACCGCTGGAATGCAGTGCATCTGACGACCCAGTTGACGGCCGAGGGCATCGACGTAAAGCCTTTTGGACAAGGTTTTGCCAGCATGTCAGCGCCGTCGAAGCTGCTTGAGACACTCTGCGTTGGAAAACGCCTGCGTCACGGCGGCAACCCCGTCCTGGCGTGGCAGATGTCGAACGTGCAGGTGAAGGTAGACGACGCCGGGAACATCAAGCCGACCAAGAAAAACAGTCACTCTACGGCCCGCATCGACGGGGCAGTTTCTCTGATCATGGCCTTGGGCATTGCCTCGAGCGAGACCCACGGCAATACCGACGAACCAACCCTCATGGTGCTGTAGCGTGGACAGAGTCGACGAAGAAGTCTCCGATCTGATCGAGCTTCGCGGTAACCTCTCCCGCATTTTCGAGGAGATTTCTAGTACCCGTCGCACTGCGTCGGGCATCTCCGTCTCGCCCGAAACCGCTCTGGAATGCACGGCCGTTCTCGCCTGCGTCCGCGTGCTATCCGAGTCGATCGCCAGCCTGCCGTTCAACGTATACCGGCGACTTCCCGGTGGCGGCAAAGAGATTGCCGAGGAGCAGCACCTGCACGAGGTGATCGCCTATCAGCCGAACTCGTGGATGACCGGCTTTGAGTTCAGAGAACTCATGCAAAGCTGGCTCTTGCTCTGGGGCAACGCCTACGCCTACATCAAGGGCGGCAAAAACGGCGCGGTCACCGAGCTGATTCCGCTCCATCCATCGCGGATGGAGGTCAAGCGGCTCACCAACGGCAAGCTGAGATACTACTACCGAGAGTCCACCAGCCTGATCCAGCCGACGCCTGACCCGACGGAATATCGGCAGGACGAGATTTTTCATCTTCGCTGGCTCTCATCCGACGGGGTGACAGGCTACTTGCCAACGACCCTGTCGCGAGACGCGATCGGCCTGGCGCGAGCTACGGAACTGCACTCCGGCAGCTTCTTCGGGCACGGCGCGCAGGTCGGAACCTACATCGAAACCGACCAGCCTCACAAACCCGAGGTGCTCGCCCGGTTCAAAGACCAGTGGAATGACGCCCATCAAG